ATAGTTTATAAGAAGTATGATATTACCCAATTAAAGGGACAACAATTAAAAGGTTTAACTTCTGGTGTTATTGCTACTGTTATTGAGGCTACAGTTGCTACAGACACTAGTTCAGATGTTGTATTTGTAAATTATACAAATAGTGGTGATGCAGGTAATGAGGATACATTCCGACAAGGTGAGACCCTAGAGGTCGTAGATGGCGTTAATACACCACTGATGGTGGTTGGAACCGATGGAAGCGTACTTCCTACTAGTATTTCTGTTACTGATCCTGACACAGGTACATCGTCAACGTTAACTAGCAATGCAATGGGATTTGCTTCTGCTGTTAAAGTAGAAGAAGGTATCTATTTTGTTAATGGTTATTTTGTAAGAAATGCTTCTCAATTATTAATAGTAGATAAGTATTATAATCAACCTTCTGCTAAAGTTGGATTTAAGATCACAGAAAGTCTTGTCTCATCAGAATCAGATGAGTCTCTTTATGATAATGCTATTGGATCAAGTAATTACAGTGCTCCAGGTGCAGATAGATTAAAGATTGCACTTACTTTAGTTAAGTATGGTTATACTGCAACTACTGATAAGAATTTCATTCAGTTATTAACTATTAAGTCTGGTTCTGTACAGAGTCAAGTAGTACAAACGGACTATAATCTTCTTGAGAATACCCTTGCAAGAAGGACTTATGATGAGTCTGGTGATTATGTTGTTGATGATTTTTCTCTTGATGTTAGAGAATTTTATCAAACAGGTGGTAATTTAGGTGTATATTCTGCTGATTCTGTAACAGGATTGGTTAATGGTTTTACAACCACAATTGCAGCAGATAAATTATTAGCAAGTGTCGGTCCTGGGAAGGCTTATATTAAAGGATATGAGATTGTTAATAAAGAAACCAAGTATTTAACACTAGGTAAAGCAAGAGAAACTCTTGAAAGATCTGATATTCGTTTGAAGACAGGTGGACTTCCAACGTATAGAGTTAATAATGTGTATGGAACAGTTCCTCTTAATTCAGAAGGAGCTCAATTAACTTCATATCCTAATGTATTCCTTTGTGCTAATTTTAATGATGGATCTATTGGATTAAACAATACCGAATCTACTACTGCTGCGAAACAAACATTGAATCGTAGAGGTAATTATTTTGATATTGATGCAGGAATTAAAACGATATATGTTAAACTTGATAGTGGTGTAAGTATTAATTCTATTGGTGGTGGATCAACAACTGATAACGATTCTAGATTAACAGCAGTAGGAACAATATGGTTCGTTGTTTCTAGAACACAAGCTGGTGAACCAGCAACAGTTGGATCTGTTTCTACTATTGCATTATCTGTTGTAGCTAGGACAGAAGTTGATTCAAATACATCAAATACTTTCCTTGAACTTACTATAACTGGAAAGAAAGATAACTTAGATCAATTTTTTATAGAGTATGATGCTGGTGCTACTGATAAAAATAGAGGATTGTTTTTAACAGAAGCTCTTGCTAAGAATACAGCATCAACTCCATTTGGAACAATTGTTGATTATAATGAAACTATTACTCCTGTAATCGGAATTGCTAAGCCAAGTAACGTTTCTTTAGTTGAAAAAGGTAATGGATTTAATCCTGATGTAGATGTTGTTGTTTCTAAAGGTCGTCAAGATAATGGTGATGCTGTTTACAATAGTACATTTGGACTATCTTACTTTGATCCTCAATTCTTCACTAAGATTATCTTAGATCAACCAATAAGTGATGCTGCGTCATTTACCGCAGGTCAATATGTTTATGGACTTCAGAGTGGTGCATATGGTGTTATAGAAGGTGCTTCTGGTAAAGCATTTACTACCACTAGGACTTTGATGATAAAAACTTTATTTGGATCTTGGAAATCAGGTGAACCAATTAGAGATGAAGGAAATAATACTTTAAGGATTGCCAAAGACAATACTATTTCTCACTTTATCGTTACTGATAGAGGAAATGGTTACGTAGCAGGAACTAAACTTAGAATTGATGGTGTTGATTTTGATGTTTCTAAGGTTAAATTAGATATTGTTGGAACAAAAATTATTAGTGCTAGTGTATCAAATAGAAATCTTGTTAATACAGAATATTCTAGACCACCTATTGTTAATGCTATTCAAGGTACTGGTGGTGCATCAATAAGTGATGGTGCTGTAATTACACCAATTCTTGTAAGGGATTCTATAGTTACTTACACTCCACAGAATGTTAAGTCATTCTTCTGTGAGTTTGGTTCTGGTAATGCTAATAAGTATACTGCTGATATTGAAGTTAATAGAGAAAAGTATTCTGAAACTAAATCAGTAACAGATTTCACCTTTAGTGGTACTATAGGTAGAAAGTTTATTGAGTGTAATGGATTTGGTGGTGATAGTACAAAGGTACTACAACAAGGAGATCTTGTACAGTTTACTGATTCAGCAGATAATACTATTCGTGCAATTGTACAACAAGCAACTAAACCATCTGGTGTCTTGAAGTCAAGGATTTATCTTGATAGATCTCTTCCTGCTGCTGTAAGTAATACTAGTGTTGTTAGAGTACGTCCTGCAATTAGTAACTTTAATCAAGGAAGTCTTCTCTATAAGACAGGAACTAATCAAGTTAGTTCACTTGTTGCAAGTAGTACAGACTCTAAGATTTCATATTATCTGAGGAGAGATTTTGTAACTACTGGTGCTGCTAGTGGTGGAAAGATAACTTTTGCTTCTCAATTAGATTTCGGAACACAAAGATTTGTTTCATTTACTGAAAGTAATTTCCTTATTACAGTTCTTGATCCAGGATCTGCTCCAAATATTGTTAAGGGTGATGTTGTTTATATTACTTCTGAACAAGTAAATATTTCATCTGCTGTTGATTCTGCTAGTGGTCTTACTTCTGGTAGTGTTACTTTGAACCTTCCTGATACGTATTTTGGTACTATGCCAAGTAATCCTACGTATCCAACGTTGAAACTAACAGCTACATTAGAGGTTACTAAGGCAAAACCAAGACTAAAAACAGCAGTTACTAATAAGAGAGTTATTATTGATTCTGCTGGTGATAGTGTTATTCCTATTCGTGGTACTGATTATGATACAACTACAACAACAGTATACAGTTATGCTGATGTATATAAACTAAAATATGTTTATATGGGTTCTACAGCAGATGCTCCTACTGTAGATAAGAATGGTACTCTTGTTAGTGGTACTGATGTTACCAATAGATTTACCTTTGATGATGGTCAGAGAGATACTGTATATGATGTTTCAAGAATAGTATTAAAACCAGGTGCTGAAGCACCTTCTGGTAAGTTAGTAATTGCTTTTGATTACTTTGAGCATACTGCTGGTGATTTCATAACAGTTGATTCATATCTACATGAAGCTGGTGTTGGTGCTGGTGATATTCCTTCTTACAATTCACCTGCATTGGGTAATGTATCATTGAAAGATGTTCTTGACTTTAGACCTAAGGTAGATAATAATGCTATTATTTCTGGATTTCAGAATAATACACTTTTAGGTGGAGCAAATACTAGATCATTTACGGGTACAGGTGGTATTATTTCAAGTACTCCTGCTCCTGATGCTGGATTAGAATATACATTCTCATTCACACAGACACAGTATCTTGATAGAATTGATGGTATATTTCTTAATAAGAAAGGTAATTTTATAATCAAGGAAGGTAATTCTTCACTTAATCCATCTAAACCAGATCCAGTTAGTGATGCTATTGCATTAGCATATCTTTATATACCTGCTTATACACAATCTAGTAAAGATGTACGTATAACACCAGTTGATAACAAGCGTTATACAATGCGTGATATTGGCAAGTTGGAGAAGCGTATTGAGAGGTTAGAGTACTACACTACACTTAGTGTTCTTGAACAACAAGCACTAAATATGGAGGTTATTGATAGTACTGGCACTAATCGTTATAAGAGTGGATTTATTGTAGATAATTTTGAAGCACATAAGATTGGTAATCTAAGATCTACTGATTATAATTGTGCTATTGACACTCAACAATCTGTTTTAAGACCTCAATCAAAAGAGGATTCATTAAAATTAGAAGAAGTTTATACTAGAGATGATCAAAGAACAACTGCTGGTTATACAAGAACTGGAGATCGTGTAACTCTTCCTTATACAGAATTAAATTTAGTTGGCAATTCATTTGCTACTAAGACAATCAATCCTAACCCATTTGTTGTTCTTCAATATGTTGGTGATTCCTTTATTGGTCCTAGTGTAGATTCTTGGTATGATACTTCTATTGAACCATTAGTTACTGATAATAATACAAATCTTTATTCTATATTTTTAGCTAAAAGTACTGTTAGAGAATCTCTTTCAAGTCTTTATAATTCGTATAAGGTTAATTGGATAGGTGCTAATAGAGCATTCTTTAATATTGGATCATTTGCTGATACAAATAGTAGCCTTGCATATTCTAGTGTTACTACTGCTTCCGTTTCTAGTTCTTCAAATATTAGTCCTGATAATAATGAGATTGGTAAAGGTATTAATACAAAAGGTGTTGGATCTAATGTTATTTCTACTTCATTATCATTCTTTGCAAGAAGTGTTGCTGTTAAGTATGTAATTAATCGTCTTAAGCCTAATACAAAGGTCTATGCCTTTATGGAAGGTCAGGATATTTCTCGTTGGGTATGTCCTGATACAAGATATACAAGTATTGCTGGTAATTCTTTATCTGCTTTTAATGGTTCTATTACTACAGATGAGAATGGTAATGCTAGTGGTATTATATTAATTCCTGCTGGTCTTCCACCTAGAGAGAATACTACTTGGACAGGTAATGTTGATACTGTTCTTTATGATGATGCAGCAAGTGAAGTTAGATTCACTACGGGTGCTAAGACAATTAGATTTACATCAAGTTCTACTGATATTGATAAAGATTCAGCAGAAACATATGCTGAGGTTAAGTATTATGCTACTGGTTTGATTCCAGATAATCCATCTTCTATTGTTTCTACTTCTCCTGCATTCTTTAAATCTAATGAGGGAACTCAATTAACAGGAAGTAACACATCTAATCCTGTTAGACCTAATCCACTTGCTCAAACATTTAAAGTTGAGAATTTTGATGGTGGTGTATTCTCTACTGGTGTTGATCTTTTCTTCTCTACTAAGAGTGATACTATTCCAATTAGAGTTTATCTGACTGATGTAGATAATAGTAAGCCTGGTAAGAATATTATACCAGGAACACAGAAGGTTCTCACTCCTGATACTTATCTAAAAGTAATTGCTAGTGCTACTCTTAGTGTAACTAAGACAGAAAAAGTAACTGGTATTTCATCAAATGCTTCTGGTCCTATTTCTAGGGTGTTTGATAAGAATAATATTGAATTGATACCATCTTCTGCTGGTGTATTCACTTTACTGAATGATCAAGTTTATACTTTAGTTCTTAATAATCATAGTGGAGTTTCATTCCAACAGGACGAGACATTAAGTATACCTTCATTAATACTTTCTAATAATACTAACAATACAACTAACACTCTTAAGATATCAAAAGATTCTGGTCGTGTAACAGATCTTAAAGTTACTGCGACTGGATCTGCATATGATTCAGCAATTGTAACAATTGAGAGTCCTCAGAACCCTGGTGGTGGTACTGCAACTGCAACTGTAAGGGTCTCTGGTGGTAAGGTATACCATTCAGAACTAGTTCTTTCTGGTTCAGAATATACAGAACCACCTGCGGTTGTTATATCTGGTACTGGTACTGGTAATGCTGGAGCAGCAATTGAATCAGTTATTACAATTGATAGTCCAGCAGTTCGTATGGGTGTGGCAATTGATGACACTACAGGTAGTGTAGTGCAGTCTACAACACCTACTAACTTCAAGTTTGATTATCCTGTCTATCTACAAAATGATACTGAGTATGCTCTTGTTCTTGAGACAGACTCTATTGATTATCTTGTTTGGGCTTCTAAGTTAGGTGAGACAGAGATTGCCACTAGTACAACTGTCACAACACAACCTGCTTTAGGTTCTCTCTTTAAGTCTCAGAATACTAATGCTTGGACAGAGGATTTATTTGAAGATCTTAAGTTTAATCTACATCGTGCTAATTTTGATATTACTAGAACAGCATCATTACTTTTAACTAATGAAGATCTTGGATACGAAAAACTTGATGTTAATCCTATAGAGACTAATGCTGGATCAAATACTGGTGCTACATCAGGTCTATTTAAGAATAATAATTTTAAAGTTAAGATTAATCATTCTGATAATGGATTTGATTCTGGTGGAAAATCTTATGTCTTCTTTAAAGGATCATCAGATGTTGGTGGTATAACTGCATCTAGGTTAAACACAGATTTATATCAAGTAACCAATACTGGTGTTGATAATTACACTATTACTACATCTAATAGAGCAGCATCTAATGCATTTGGTGGTGGTACAAATGTACTAGCATCTTATAATAGAAAGTTTGAAAAGTTACATGCTATAGTTCCTAATATCACATTCAGTCAAACAAAGATTGATACTACAATTAAGACAACTAATGTTGCTCCTGTAGATGATAATGTTGGTACATTTACTTCATATGGTCAATCTGATTATGAGAAAACATTCTTGAATGAAGATTTCTTCTTTGTTAATCAAAAGGTACTTGCATCAAGAATCAATCAAACAGTTAATACTATTACTAGATCTTTAGAATATAAGTTAGATCTTTCAAGTACTGTTGCTCACTTGTCTCCTTTAGTTGATTTGTCTAGAGCATCCCTCAAGACTATTTCTAATAGAGTTGAGTATTCTACTGGATCTGAAGATAGATTTGGACGTAGAGATCAGATACTTGAGTTTTACCCTGTTTATTCTTTCACAATAACAAATACTACTTCTACTACTGTAGATGCTCCAGGAACTAATTTACAAGGATTGCAGACTGTTACAGGGATGACTAGTAATGCTTCTGGAACTATTGTTAAAGTCAATGGATCAGAATTAACGGTTAATGTTAAAACTACTAATACATTTACTCCTGGAGAAGGATTGAAGTTTAGTACTCAGACTGCTTTGAACCCAACAACAGGTGCTCCAACCACTCCATTAGTTACTGTTTCAAATGCAGATATAACAGAGCAAATTCCTAGCTTCCCTAATACTACTGCTGTATCTAAAGTAATTGCTAGAAGTCCAGATGGATTTACTAACATTTATACAGATAAAGTTGATGGTGCTATTGTTCTTTGGGATAATAAAGCTGGTCAACTTACAGTTACTAATGATAAGCAACCAATTAGTAGTGATTATACTAGTAAGTCTGGTAGTGGTTCATTTGCAAGAGATTCATCTCCAGATACTCAAGCAGTAGATATTTTCCGTGTTGATGATATTTTATCATATACTGGACAAACAGTAGGAGAAGAAGCATTCATTCAAATATCTAAAGTAACTTATACTAATGGTATTGATTATGTTTCTGATGCTAAGTCTAAGGATAGTTCTACTATTGCCAAGTATGTGACTAAAGAGGTTGCAATACAAAATCCAGCAACAGGAATTAATGTCAAGATCACTGCTAATACTAGTGATATTGGTAACATAGGACTCCTATATAGAATAAAGAAATCTTCATCTCAGGAGAACTTTGAGGATATTGAATGGGTATACTTTAATACAACAGGTATTCCCGATACTGATATGATTGCTACCTCAGAGAACTCTATCAGTGGCATCACTGAGAAGCAATCATCTTATCAGGAGTTGAGTTATAGCGTTGA